TCGCACCAATACCAATTGTTTTGCCCGTGGATACAAGGAAACAACCGAGGTATCCACCATTACCGGTGTAGGTTGGCAGTGGCGTCGTATCTGTTTCACCATGAAGGGTGATACGTTAAGCGAAGGCATCACGGATCCCCAGACATCCCGTGTTTTCCGTGAAACCAATAACGGTTACATGCGTCTCGTCACAATCCTTACCAATGATCGCGTCCAGGGTGTATTGTTCAAGGGTGAACAAAATGTGGACTGGACCGACCCCATGACGGCCCCTCTTGATACCCGCCGCGTGTCATTACGTTATGACAAACTGCGCCATATTAAGTCCAACAATCAATCTGGTACCACCAGGGTGTTCAAGGAATGGTTTCCGATGAACAAAAATATTTACTATGAGGATGAGGAGAGTGGCACTGCCATGAACGAGTCACCTTTCTCAGTAGAGAACAAGCAAGGCATGGGAGATTATTACATTGTGGATATATTTGCCCCGAATAGGGGGGCAACCTCGGCCGATAATCTAACTTTCACCCCCCAAGGGCGGTACTACTGGCATGAGAAGTGAGGATGTAACTTCTACGAAGTCACAGTTCCCCAGCATCCAGTCGTGGTCTATACCGTCGTCGCACAAAGGGTTTGCGTTAGCAATGTATATACTTGGTTTCCCCCAATGAACAAGGCGTTTACCCTTGTACTTGTCTGTTGCCCAAAATTGTGACTGCGCCCCCAACCAAAACTTATAAGCGTGAAAAAACTTGATTCCTCCCTGCATATCGTCGAAAATGGCATAGTCGACGTCCTCAACGCTTTCGTCGAGGCTGAAGAGTCCTCCGAAATAAGCGTGTCTGCCTAGCGCACGGGCCCATAGGGTTTTTCCTAGTCTAGTCGGCCCGTATATGATCAGTGATCGTCGTCTTCCTGCTACTTTGAGTTAGCACTGTAAACATCGAGGCGTCCGCGCGGCGGAGCGAGCGCGTGACTAGCCGTAGTCCGTCGTAGATCATACCCAGACAGAGAACAATTCTAGCACGGCGCAGCCGAACAACATTGACTTACCAGGTTGATGTCCCTCCAGATTGTGTGATACCCAAGCATCGAGCTCTGGGTACGCGCTTGTATCAAACGATAGTCCGTCAGGAGTTGAGTACGGCACGGGCTCGGGTCGATATTTCCAGTCTGCGTAGCATTTGAGCGAGGTAAAGGAGCACAGAAGTGCCCTTGGAGCCAACTCCTCGCAAGCCTTAAAAAATTCCTCTCGAGTAGCTGATAGGCATATTTCAGCCCATGGACCGCTAGACCTAGGAACATTGCTTCTGAATTGGCCTGGGTCGAGTCCTCCAGCGACAACGTCTCCCTCCTTGATTGCATAAGTGCAACCCTTTTCCGGTTGGCTGTAACCGCGAACAACATTTGGATGGAATCCGTCCACATCGAATATACGGACATTTCTTGACTCAAACTTCCGTTCGAACAAGAAGAAAGCGTGGTAATGAAGTCCTCCATCGCGATGATTTTCTCGTCCAATGATGCACTCAGCTCCATGACCTGCAAGCATCTCAACGACTCTCCAAGGATCGAGTCCCTCTGACTGGGCGTATGTAAGAAGGCCATGCTTAGCGGCGAATCGGAACGTCATGTGACTGCCACTTGTTGAAAGATTTAATATTATTATCTTTCAACAGTGGGAGTGGGAGCACTACCACTATAAATACCCCTCTTCCCACCGCCCTTTTGGCCCCAACCATGGGTCGGTCTGCTTACGAGACTACCTCCGGTAACCCCTTTAAAACCGCCCTTGTATCCGATACCTCCAACCGAACCAATTATGTATCGCCGTACGTCTCGGCGGCCTCCTTACTCCCGAAGGAGAAGGTCCTTCCGCAAGCGAACCTCAACAAAACGCACGCGCTACACCCGCCGGGTGTCGAGGAAACCCCGCACAATGTCCGTCAGGAGGATTCTGAATCACACGTCCCAAAAAAAGAGTGATACAATGGCGTGCTGGAGCAATATTGATGTCGCGGATGCTTCCGGAAATAGCGAGGTCTTCACGCAAGGTGGTGCCCAGTTTCCTGGTGTTGCACCTGACTTCCGCAGCTTCTACGTCACCTGCTTTTGCCCCACCGCTAGGACTGCCGAGGGTCTAGATGGTGTTGTTGGCAGTAAAGCTATGACACAAGTTCGCACCAATACCAATTGTTTTGCCCGTGGATACAAGGAAACAACCGAGGTATCCACCATTACCGGTGTAGGTTGGCAGTGGCGTCGTATCTGTTTCACCATGAAGGGTGATACGTTAAGC